AACAGTGTGCGCGGCGTGCTTGCCAATGGGCTTGAGGTAATACGCTGCCAACCACCAACAGGCAGCAGTTTACCAGCACGCCAGCGGATCAAATTAGCATCCCAATAACGGCCTTTGACCTGAAGCGGCGTTGCCGTCTTCAAGACACCGGGTGGAATGTTAAGTGGAGCCAGTGGCATAGTTATCCCTCAGAAGTCCATCATTTATACCACGAAACAGGCTTCAAGCCATGCCCTTAGCCTTTTGTTCTACTTCAGCAACGCGGCGAGTCCAGCCCTTACCAAACACATCAAAGGTCGGAAGTGCCTTGAGGAAGTCCATACGCATACCACAGATGGCATCAACTAGCTCATCTGGAGGTGCTGCCAATACAGCAGCCATAGTTTTGCGACCGATAATCCCGTCTGCTGGTACTCCAGCCGCCTGCTGAAGGTATTTAGCGGCCCTTGTAGGTCCAGAGTTTACCGCCAGATCATAAACTGCGTAATCAACCCCAAACGGAAGCTCATCACCACGCACTTTATCCCAGTATCGAGACTTATAGAAAGGCTTCACCATTTCAGGTGTAAGAGCCTTCATCTCCGCCTCAGTCACTGGACGGTCCAGATATGCTTCCCAAGAGCGCTGGGTAACACCAAGGTTAGTGCGGCCTCCGGGATCACGAGAATGGTTGACGTAACCACCTTCATGGCTCAAGACCAGTTTAAAGCACTCTTCCCAGTTACTTTTCATTTCCCAGCCACACCCTTTAGCTTTTCATAGGTGCGAAGACCTCCAAGGCCAAGCATTGCAAAGACAAGCTCCCACAGTGTTCCATCCAGCTTAGGAGGCTGTGCTAACGTCACACCAATGCTTGCAGTGACCCACATCAAGATTGGCGTTGCGACATATTGATATGCCAGTGCGCAACCACAGCACCAGCCGATAAAAGGACGCCACCCAGAAGTAAACACAGACGGGTTTGCAGCCTCAATCGCATTTACATCAGTCTGGGCCTTGTCCCACCCTTGAAGAGCAGAACGAAGCTCGCCCTCTGCCTTCTGCTTTGCAGCCGGATCAGGGACAAACTTATCAATGACCTTTAGTCCTGCTGCGATTGCGTCATCAATTCCAAAGGCCATGATGTTCTCCCATCAGTGCTTGTCAGCCTTGCCTTCCAGCCTATCTTCAATCCGCTGGAACATCTGCTCAATGCGTTCCATGCGCTTGTCTAAGTCGATCTTCTGGACGTACTCCCTTGGAAGATTAACCTCCAAATCATGTAAGTCCCTGCGCAGTTCTTTAACTGCACCCCATATTTCGCGAGCAAGCCAGCCAACAACGGCAAAACCTGTTGCAACACCTAGGTTGATGATCGACTGCATATCCATGATATACCTCTGCTATCAAGGCTTTGTCTTGATCTTTTGATCAGACGGATCGTAATAGCTTTTAGCTGGGTTTATATTTTCAGAACATTCAACCCAGAACTGAGGCGCAGGAACGTCTTTGATTCCATACATTACTTCTAGGATTGCATATCCAATTTCAGAACCTTCCCAAATAACAGGTGTATTTGGGTCAATAAGTGCGTTGTAGCGATAGTAAGGAGCCGCCGCATACCATTCATCAATGTATGGCTGATAAGGTTCGCGGCTGAAGATATCTTCATTTGGCTTAGCTGGCGCAAATGGGTCTTGCGCAAACTCAATCCATCCACGCCCAGCAGCATCTGACCACTGAATAGCATGGATCGTTGGATCAAGAGTTTGGAGATTGACGGTTCTGGCGTCACCGTCAATATAAACAGCGCTGTCAGGTTTAATGATTGTCAATCGCATGGATCACCTTTGCGTTGTCTGAAGTGTAACCAAGAATGGCTGGCAATACAGTTTTTTGCATTGCATCGTTTGCACGAACCATCTCATTACGGAAGCTTTCAGTTGCGGCTGCGCCTTGGCGTACCTCTTTGGCGTTTTCTATTAAAAGCATTGGCAGCCATTTAATAGAACAGTCCCATTCATCAACTGCTTCGCCTGTTTGTGGATTAGAGCCACGCAACTGAATCATCCAACTGCATTGAAGACCAACGCAGTCTTTTTTGATAAGTGGACAAAACTTTCCGTTTTCTATTTTCATCGATGATTAGTCCTTCGTCGCGATGATGACATCAACATACTGAACGGCGATGTTCAATGAGTGAGTATGTGAGCCGCCACCACCAGTGCTACCAGATGTTGACGAACCTGCTATTGTTTTATTTGGGCTACTACCATCAGATGTATCTGTATTAGCCATTGCAAGGCTATGTGTATGAGCCGGAATTTGAGATACTGAAAGCGTTGTTGATCCAACATTCTGCGAAGAAAACGCAGTTGTAAATGCAACAGAGCCCCCGCTTGACGCAGCGCCACTAACAACGCGCAAAGCCTTATCATTATGTGTCGTGCTTTTTGTCCACCCTGTTGGTGAAGACGTTTGCGCAAACAACATTGCTGTACCAGCAGCAAATGCAGAAGTGCTAATTGTCTGCCAAGATGCAGCAGCGCCAGAACCTCCAGATGTTAAAACCTGACCACTTGTTCCATAGTTTGCGCCGCCAATTCCAACTTCACCAGAAGAACCAAAGCGAACACGCTCTGATCCAGCAGTTGAAAATGCCATGATGTTTGCAGCGGGAAACCATGCACCTGTATCAACGTCACCAGTTGCTGCAATGCTTGGTAATGCCGCTGTGCCAGCACCAAAATAACCGACATCAACTGATGGCGCAGTCAGCGTCTTATTCGTCAGCGTCTGCGCAGTGGTTGTATCAACCATTACCTTGCGCGAAGAGCCGTCACCAACTGTCAGAAGGTTATCATCGCTATCCCAAACCATAGAGCCATCTGTGGTCTGGGCAGGAGATGCAGACGTTGGGACAACCAATGTGCCTGTGACGTTTGCCGTACCAGCAACAGTCAGCGTCTTTCCGCTGCCGACATTCAAACCAACAGACGTGCCATTGCCAGCAGCGTTAAAAACGCCGTCAACAGTATCAAGGTCTGTGTTGAGCTTCGTGCCCCAAGTATCACGACTTGCACCGACCTCTGGCTTGGTCAGGTTTAGGTTAGTTGTAAATGAATCGGCCACTGAAGCCTCCTTCGCCCTTATTGTACTGTCCAGTTCTGTGCAGGCACAGAAGCCGGAGTCCAAGTTTCAGAAGACACCGACTGAGGCGTCCATGTTTCAGATGCAACAGACTGAGCTGTCCATGTTTCAGCAGCAACCGACTGCGACACCCATGATTCTGGCAGCACTGTTTCTGGCTCCCAAAGATACCTACCATTTGCCGTCATGTTAGACTGAACCTGTATCAATTCTGATACAGAGAATGTCCTGACAGCGGCGGCAGTAGCGCCAGAAACAACTGCGATTGTCTCAGAAGCAGAGTAATACACTATGGCAGAATTAGCCATATTAGACGATGCAGCAGACGTAAAGGATGCACCACGGATTATATCAGCGTCAGAAGTCGCCCCAGACTGAGCATCCATCTGAACAGATGCCAACTGCGCAATATAGGCATTGGCAGTTGCATCAGATGTTGCAGCCATATTGGCCGCAACTTGCTTAATCAGGAATCCGTTTGCAGCCGCTGTACTGGTGACACTTACTGTCGTTGCTGCTGTCTGGATAAGAGCCGCATTTGCCGCCATTCCAGACGATGCAGCCATTGTGACAGAGCAGACTTCCACTTCTGCCGCAAAAGCTGCCGCTGATGTCGTTACTGCCGCCGCACAAGCAGCAAGAACAATCTTGCCACCGTTCGCAGACATATCGGACTGTACCTGTACGGCTACAGACGCAGATGCGGTACGCAAAGCAGCAGCAGTAGCATTTGACGTTGCAGCAGAGGTAAATGCGGCTTCTAGTACATAACCAGAGCCGTATAAACCTTCGCCATAGTCTGCAACGCCATAGTCAGACACTGCTTATTAGTCCAGCGTGATATCAATTTCGCCAGTGTTGAAGCGGAGAACGTCACCGCTATCAACTGTCTTTGATGTCGTAAGATCAGCATAAGCAAGCAAGTTGCCGCTTGTTGACGCATCAAAAATGCCCGCAGCTACAATCGTTCCCCACGATCCTGTGGCTGTCGGGAACTCAACAGCGCCGCTATTGCTGGCTGTTGTCGGAGCAGTGCCTGAAACAGTAAATGTCACGGCTGTGCGAGCATAAGATCCGCCAGACACTTCCGTGCCACCGCCTGCTTCGCCCGGTGCAACCGTATAGAGAGCAACATACCAAGCAGTAGGACGAGTCGCTGAAGCATTAGTCAGCAGCCAATCAAGCACAAGGTCTTCAGAAAAGTTTGTAAAACCAGCCATTAGTAAACCCTCCGAGTGCGGGAGATCAGCGGAGAGCCGCTGTGCGTTGATTTATCAGACTCACCGTTAAGACCTTCAATCCTTGATCCATAGAAGGCAGCAAATGTGCTGGTCCTCTGGTCATCAAGAAGGAAAGGCGCAGCATGAACAAGCGCGCCATAAAGGTAAACATCAGGCGCTTTAGTCAGCAGCCAGTTTGTTGTGTTCACATCGGTGAGAGCTGGTATTTTACTGTAGTAAACCATCTCAATGTCGATGTCTGTCGTTGGAGCTGGCACAAGCTCAATCGCACCATTCATCAAAGAATAGAATGCGACCTGAGTGTAGGCTTGAGAAAAGTTAATCTCATCAGCCTTATCAAGTGTGATGAAGCGAAGCGGAGATGCGCCATCAACAATCTGAAGATTGATAGCTTCAAGCCAATCAGCTGGGAGCTGGACATACTCGTTATCGCTTGTAGCCTCTGCGCGCACAATCATTTCTCGGCAGCGCAGGCGGGTGTTCAAGTCAGCTTCTACAAACTGAATGAACATAGGAATCTGAGATGTAAGGTCAGCACGATTCAGATAGTCCGCAATCGCGGCCTGAAGCGTCGAATAGTTTGTGATCGTCGCCATCAGCTTGTAATCCGGTGATTGCGGTAAGGCGCTGCTGCGTCTGACCTGAGCCACTTACGGAAGGCCATCTTGTCTTTCAAAATGCCCTTCTGCTGCAACTCAAGATACACCAACATGGGGAGAGATGCCACTTTGACCATGCCATCAGGCAGTCTTTCAGTGTTGCTGATCTCGTTACGAATTGCCTTGTTCTGCTCAGCAATGCCCTCAATGTTCACTGTATCCTCAAAGATCAGTTTCTGATCTGGAGTGATGTGCATCTTGGTCATTGTGCCAGTTACACTGTCATAACCAAGATCAAATGAACCGGGTGCGTATTCGTCAGCCATCAGATGTGCTTCCATCTTTTACCGGATCGAATTTCAGAAACGATCCCAGTAGATATGTTGAACCGTCTAGCCAAATCTACACCTTTTTCAGATGAATTTCTAATTTCCAAAGCGTCTTGCTCTGTTAATTTAGCCATCGGTCTTTGAGAACCTTTTTGGGGTTTTTTTGCCCCACCAGATAATCTTCCACGAGCCCTACAGTCATCTACATTCTGTTGCTGGGTTCCCGGATATAGATGATCTGGATTTACGCAATAAGTATTGTCGCACTTATGTAATGCATTCAAATTACCAAGCGGACCATACACGCTCTCGCAAGATATTCTATGGGCATAAATGTTCTTTCTCTTAAACTTTAACTGAGGGTATCTACCGTTAGTAGTTCCCTCCCAAATCCAACAGCCGCTGTTTGGCTCAGGAATGCTGTTGTTAATAACGCGGCACATCAATGAAAGATTATGCTTTCCCATTTTCGTCTCCTAAAGAGTAGGGGCCGACAAGCGGCCCCTACAATTTAGATCACGAAGCGATGATGTTTGCAATACAAGCGTGTGCTTTTTCAGACTTGATCCGAAGTCCATATTCAACGACCATTTCCTTCTTGTCCGAGTCGCCTGTCTTGGCGATGTCGAACGTGCGGAAAGGACGCAGATAAGCAACCGATGCGTACTCAGGATCAAGCACGAAGGCAAAGTTGCCCGGTTGGAACCTATTTGGAACGATGGCGACCTCACCAAAATCCCCAAGGTATACATCCGCGGTGGCAATAATTTTAAGCGGTGTTGCGGATGTGTAGTTCACGCGCTGCTGGGCAAGGCCAGAGAACGCAGACGCCACAGTCTTGTTGTAAGCGTTCACCATGAAGATGGACGGATCACCACCCTGTTCCCAAACCTGCTGGATAGCAGTCTTGAGCATTGTCTCCGTCAGAGCAACGTCTGTCGAAGTGGAGAGAGCAGTCCAAGCTGTGCTGGGATAGCCGTTGCCGTTTGCACCAGACATAGCAGAAACGGTAGCACCGTTAGCCTGCGAGTTGGTGATCAGCCATGTGGGCAGACCAGCGGTCTTACGAGCAGTCGATGTGCTGTTGCCAGCAACACCAGCCTGATTGCTCGTCAGGATAGCTTCCATGTCGCGCTTCAGCTCTTTAGCAGCCTTAGCGGTCTGGTAAGCCATCTGC